CATCAATATTAGCAATGCTTGCTGCTACGCCAGACTTGGCATCTACACCTAGTGCAGACAATGACTGGAGAACACCTGGAGACATAATGTTTCCCTGTGCGTTCTTCTTAATCAGTTCAGCCTGTGCAGGATTTATGCCTGCTGCTGCAGCGTAAAGCGCCTCAGCATCAAGTTGAGCCTGTGAGAGTACGCCTGAAAGTTTTTTCTGGTCTGCCACTACTGCACCATTTGCTGTGCTTGAGCATCCATTGTCTCAACAAGATAACGCAGGTCTTCGTTGCGTGGATTCTGTTGGTAAAGCGCACGAATAATTTGATATGAAGGGTCCTGCTGTTGAGCGAGACCTACAGGAAGTGGGTTAACTTCTGGACCAGCACCATCACCGAATGGCATACCGTATGTAATAGGGCGGTCAGGTGTCTCTGAAGGTGCGGTGATAGGAGTAATCTCCGGAAGATTCATATTTGCCATACCAGCAGGTGTTGCTGGTTGCTGACCCATAGGTAGACCTGAGTTCGCTGCTTGGTTAATTTCTTGGTTCTGTCCGTATGCAAAGCCTGTGTAGTTGATGTTTGGAACACCGTCGGCTGAACCGTTACCACCTGTTGCTGAAACACCTGTGTTATTTTGACCTGCTGTTGGGCGGTATCCGCCACGTGGGTCTTGAGGTGCAGTAGTCACGTTGCCTCCTACTTAGAATGTTTGAATTGTGTTTTGGATAGATAAGGACCTGAGGTAAAGGCTGTAAGTTTTGATGCAATTTCCATTGCTTCGTAAGCATCTGCCCCTGCGTGCAGTGCTCCGAGTGCATAAGGTGCACCAGAACCTGCAGCGTAAACTCCGCTTATGTTCTTACTTACTGCTAACTCGTGGTCGATATCAAATATCTCACCGCACAATGCTATGAGAAATTGAAATCTTTGTTCTGTCTTTGGCTCATCAAAGTTAAAACCATTTGATGAAAGACATTTACGAAGCGATGGCATCGACTTTGTAATAATAAAATGAAACAAATCCTTCTTGTCGGACTTTGTTGGAACTGGTGGTTCCCAGATATGTTGTGCTACATCGCAAGGTAGAACCTCGCCTGAGCCTGCAATCAAGTAACCATTTGATTCTGAAATCTTTTTGACACTTGGATGAGTGTAGATATATCCGCTGTCATCTGTAGTCCTGCTATCAGCAACAAGGACACAACTATCGTCGTATTCGATACCAATCAGTGTTGTCATTGTCCCCTACTTTGTTATCTCTTTGACGTAGTTGTCACTCTTGCTGAACCCTTACCGCTTGAGGTAAGTGCTGAAATAAGTGTTTGCATATCTGGTCGTTGCTGCATAGCAGGTGCTTCACCTGGCATACCTTGCGGTGCGCCTTCTGGTGGAAGAGCGCCTCCTGCTGGAGAAGCGGCGGGAGCAGGGGACGGTTGCTCAACCATAGGTGCTGCCCCAGCAGGAGGAACTTGTTGCTGCGGAGCGAAGGTTGCTTCAATCGCATCCTCAAGCGCCTGTCCCTTTTGGCGTGCTTTGATAACCGCAGCAATTTTACGAACTACCTCTGAAGCATCTCCGCCAGATGCAGCCATTTGTGGGATGGCTTGTGTGTAGGCAGTAATGGAACCAAGAAGAGAATCTCTCATCTTCTCAATTTCAATCTTTTCTAATTCCTGTGTTACGTTAACGGTGAATGGGAGTTCACGCATAGCCATATCTTTGGAGATAAGACCGCCACCAAGTGCTTGAAGCATAAAGATAAGTCCCTGTGCAGGGTTCAAACCAGCACTTAGAAGGCTTGTATGTGATTTCGTATGGGGAACCAGCGTCGACACCACGAATGGTCTTCTCTTCTGGGAAAATTCTTTCATCAACTTCAAAGCAAGTGCTGATTACATCACGAAGTGCTGCAGCAAAGATTGCTTGTGCTGACTTAACCTGGGTGTCAAATGCACCCATAAGAGCCTGTACGCCTTGTCCAGTGACAATAGAGGCATCAATGTTTCCTGTACGTCCTTCAGGATAACGTGCACCTACTCGGAGTTCCTGGTTGAGTAGTTGCTGTTCTGTAAATGCTCCCGCTGGCACATTGAGTTCCACGCGACGAACACCCGCTGGGTTAGATGTACGGATAACCGCATCTCCACCCAACTGTAGTTCCTGTACATCCTGTGGAAGAACGATAGGAGCCTGAACGCTCTTCTCTGCTGCTTCCATTGCAAGCAACGCAAAGCGGTTGCGGAGCAACTGGATACCAAGAACATCATCAAATTGTCCACGTAGTTCACCGTCGATAGATGGCTTACGTGCGATGACTACCATCATCTTACCGATAGGATTTGCAGCCTTCGATAGAACTAGGTTGTCCTTTGATGGGATATAGATGACCGACTGGTCTTTGTCGTAATAGCGAATTAACTCAACCTGAGCATTCAAGTCCTGCTTGTAACCCATAGGTCCAAGGAGCATTGAATCGTATTCAGGGAACTGAGTAACGAGTTCGCCTAGCGTCATCATATATCGTTTTGCAAATGCAACACAGCGTCCGTAGCGGTCAAACTCTGGGTAAGCCCCCACTGGGTTTTCTACGCGGATGCGAGGCAGTTTGCTTTCTTCGTCTAATTCAATGATGAAAGGGACGAAACCAAATGTTATGTACCAGTCAGCGCCTGAGTACATATGTACAGCCAAATCAGAATGTTGAAAATAGTTAGCAGCAATGCGAGTACGCTTATCTGCAAAAGAACGTGCACGGTCATTGACCGCGTTGGCTGCAGAGCAGTTAACCGCTGGAAGCGGAGCCATAACTTCAGATAGGTCACGGGCTACGATGTCGATAAAGTTTGCGACTACGTTTGCATCTACGCCATCTGGGAAGAAGTCTGGGTAAACCTCAGAGATTTTTCCTTTGCGGACAGCAAGGACATCGAGATTGCGTGCATCACGCTCATTGTTGCGGTAGCGCAGAGATTGAACTCTCGCTGCAACCTGCTCCATTGATAATGCCATTGGTTTCCTATCCGTAGTTTTGTGCCCATTGCTCTGCAAAGGCTTCGTCTAAATTCAGTGAGCCACGTGTGGACATCTGCGCCCTGGTTGCCCATCGGTTGGTTTGGTACTGTCCCACTCTGGATGACTGCTGCATCAACTCACGGATGCGAATAATCGCAAACCATAGAGCCATAACGCAGTCGGTAGGGTTCTTGGTGTCAGGCTTCCAGGTAATCAACTCTTGAACCAAAGTCTTAAGACCTTCGGAGCCTTCATTAGAAGGCAGTTCGATGATGTTGTTATCTTGGAATCGTCCATCACGTGCATTGCCAAAGAGCATTGCCATAGATGCCACACCAAAAGATGTGTCCCACTTATTCTTACCAGTGAAGTGTGAGTTCAACTGGCACCCATACTGGGCTAGAAAGTTTCTTAAATTATCATCCAGGGCGTAAGCCTTCTGGTGAGCGTTAATTTCAATACGCAGTTCTTGTGGCTTGTACTTCTCAACCCATTCTTCAATCAAGGATTGAATCTTGGCTGGGCTTGGGTCAGTCATATTGACTGCATCAAGTACGTAAATCTTTCCGTCGGCTCTGTTGTAAGTAACAATGACCGCACCTGTAGCACCTGCCATAGCAGGGTCAAGACCCATAACTGTATAGGTTGACTCAAGATGCTTAGGATGTCCAGCAGTTCCTACTTTGAGAGGACCGCGCTTTCGCATTCCGTTGACGGAACCTTGGATACAGATAGGGGAGAAGATGCTGTCTTCTTGGACATCTTCTTGCTGGTAGACCATAGCACAAACTGACGGTGCGACTTCAGAGCGGCGCGTAAAGAGAGAAGGTCCATCCCACTTGGGAAAAAGTCCGTTCTCATCCGGGTCATCCAATTCGTTTTCTTGTTGGTCTGATTTAGCCCAAAGTGTTTTCCAGTTAGCAGGCTTCTCATCAAACTCAAGAACCGCTGGCATAGCGCAGTAGGTGAAGGGTGACTTGCCACCGGACCACTGCCCTGGGTCACGGAGCATCTTGTAGAGGTCAATCGGTGCCACTCTGGTTCCAACGATAATTAACTTACCGTGTCTACCAAGACGGGTGATAACTTCCTTCTGAAGCCAGTCCATCTGTTTTTCCCACTCGTGGGCATTTGAACCCATCACAGCGTCATCGACGATAATCAAGTCAGCACGTGCACCGTAAATCTGGGAACCGATACCTAGGGCTTGAACCGTTGGGTCCTTCTCGCCTGAATCTCTACCAGTACCTAGGTAAATCATATCTGCCTGCCACTGGGTAGCATCAGCCTTATATCCACCATTAGGACCGAAGGCAACCTGTAACTTGGTATAAGCCGGATGGCTTAGTCGAGTCTTGATTGCTCCAAGGAACTTACGAGCCATACCCTGAGTCTTAGAGACGATAATGACTCTAGTGTTCGGGTTGGTCACAATTCGGTAGACCACGTAGTTAGTCGTGATGACCGTAGACTTGGCGTGCTCGGGTGGTACGTTAATTAAGATTCTGTTGAGGGCTGCCTGCTCGTAGGTCATAGCAGGATGTAGCCATCTAGGTTCCCGCCCCTCAATCATATCGAA